ATCCGTAACAATCATTTTCTGGTGTTCTAAATCCTTTCAACTTGCAGAATAATAAGAAGGCTTGAACACTATCACGCCCTCCATTCCAGTGGAGGTATACTCCAATTTGTTTCTGTTCCGTTGTAATTACTGCTCTGTTGCCCATGTTGTACCATCCTTTCTTTTGTTTTACTTTTTATTACTGTGCTGGTATTTAAAATACTTCCAGCAACTTATTTCATTTATCTTGCATAAGTCCCTTACCCCTATTGAGTACTTAAAGAACTTTCCTTCATTACTCGATAAAGTCTTTTCCCTGTACTCTATTACATAAGGGATTCTCCAATTCAATTTTCTAAAGTTTGTTGTTATTTCTAATGTGGTTAAGTTATCCTCATTACTGATAACTCTAACCTCTTCCAGCTCTTCTACTTCCAATAACCAATCCTCTTTTTAAACCATGATATATTATTTTTTCTGTTTTGTCTAGTCTACCTCCGTAATATCCGCACTATCTATTAGTGTTGTGTCATCAAATACTTCCACGATTTCCTCGATTGTTCGGTTGCCCTCATAGTTTTTGTTACCCATTATAACCTCGTACTCATTGGGACATACTACCCTTGCACTGCTCCAATCCACGTTGAACTCGCCCTCATCGTGGTAGAATCCTCCGTCACATTGCCAATCGCTAAAGCCCTCAGCATCACATTCAATCATAGTCCTAGCTATAATAGTAAAGAAGCTATGCCTATTTTCTTTTGCTCTTACAATAGCCATACATCTAACTTTGTATTTATTATAGTGTGTCATATTACCTCCTAATGCTTTACAAATAATATATTACTACATTCTAAACATTTTGTACAGTTGCCCATACATTGCAACTTGTTATCTTCGTGACCGTATCCGCATATATGGTATTGCTTGCCCTCGGTGTCTAAAGTTTTTGTAAGGTCTTCGAGATAATCTAAGTCGCCAAAGTTTATAAACTTATCATCTATCAGAGACTTAACTATGTTAAAGTTGTTAAATATTGCGTTAATCTTATCAATAAATTGATTGTTATATATTTTAGTGTAGGTGTAAAAGTTTATATCTTTATTTTGATTTATTATATCAATCCACAAATTAAGATAGTCATCGTTAAATAAATCCCCACTCGAATGGATTCTGACAACTGGAGTTTTGAATAACAAAGCATGGCGTCTTAACTCAACATTGAGATAGTTAATAAAAAAATCTCTCTTGCTTTTATCTGTTAAGGCTTGCTTGATTATCTCATAATGGAATGCTCTATGGATTCTAGTATTCTTATATAGCCTCTCAGCTTTCAAGGCATAACAACCTTTACAAGCATACTGACAGGTGATAATACTAGGTAAATCCCATATTGCAACATTACTTCCCAATTTTTTGTTACCTATCCTTAAAAGTTGCGGGGTGTATTCTTTATTGTAAAATTGTTTCGCAAGTTCTTTAGCCTGTTGTATTTCGACCTCTTTGTAATACTTGTTTTTGCTATATTCTTTATTCATTGTTTTATCTCCTATTATTCATTGCAATCAAATTGTAGATAATTATTAGTTATTTTTTCTAATGGTTCATAAATTTCGTAGTAGCTAGATTTTACATCTATATAATAACCATAATCGCTTTTAACTATTGCATTTATGCCAAAAATAAAGCTTATTATTGTTGTTATCATTGTTTTATCTCCTTTTAATTCTTAGCTATGTGATTAATAAACTTTAAACTATATTTTGTTGTTAGCCCATTTCACTTTCAATAAATACTTTTGATTTAATTAATTGATTTTTACTCATACTTAATAAAACTTGTTTTAATTGTTGTAAATTCGGTAAAATTTCAATATTATTAACTTTTATCATTATTATTTTTGTATTAAATTTTGAAATAAAATTATTCAATCTATTTTCAAATTGATATTGAAATTCTATTCCATTATAAGCTGTTGCTAAATTTATTATTTGTTTATTTGTTTCATTTTTAAATATCATTGTTTTATTCTCCTTCAATACATAACATTCTAGCAGCTTGCTTTAATATACATACTTTTTGTGATAAAGAGGCATTTCTAACTGGCAAATACTGTGCCTCTAAATCCCATTTACGCAAGCTATACGGCTGTCTATCTCCATTACTATTAAAATGAACATTGCCCCCTTTATATTGCTTTTTTAGTATTTCTAATGAGCAAGGCATGAAAGCCTTTAAAACATCTAAGCCAATCTGGTTAACGATTTCGGTATAGTGTTTATTGAAGTCTTCAAAAACGCTAACTGTGCAATTGTTTTGTAATTCTTTGAAATTGTATAACATTTTAATGCCTCCTTTTGTTTTTGTTGTACCATTCTATAAAAACTCTATACATAAGGCATTGACTTTATTATCAATGCCCTAGCCTATAAAGCTTTTATTTATTACCGCCCAGCTGATTTAATTATCCAAGCATACACTCAAAGGCGCTTTTTAAGCGGTCACGCAATAAGCCCTAACTATTTTGTTTAGCTTACTGGCTGTATTTTTCTGTGTTATTCTGTCGGGTATAATACAGTTTCCCGTTCAGTACTAAGTATTAATTACTTAGGATTTACTTTTTACAATATAGTTATACTTCTATAACTCAGTGACTGTAAAGGCTTTTAGTAAGTGCCGATATTTAATTGTTGTACCATTTGTAATTTTATTATAACATACTTTTTTTAGTTTGTCAATAGTTTAATTTTATATCTTGTTTTTAATAGGTGAATTAATTCTTTAAATATCCTATACTATTGAGTTTTAAAGTTTGTTACTTCCGATTACACTATTAGTATAAGCCATTTTTTTATTTTTGTATATTACCCAAAAGGATTATTTTTTTTCTAATACTAAAGTATTATTTTTTCTTTTTTCTTTTTGCGCAACTTTTCTTTTTTTCTTTTCTTTTATTAAACATATATTATTTTCTTTTCTTTTAGAGTACATATATTAAATAAGTATTAAATAGTACTCATATATTAAACTATATATAAACACATATTAAATAATAGTACTATATTATTAAACATATATTAAACTATAATATAAGTACGTATATTAAATATATATTAAATAGTACTTTATATATTAAACAAGTATTAAATAATAATACGCCAAGTATATATTATTAAACATATATTAAAGTAGTACTATATTAAATAGGTATTAAAGTACTACTATATATAACCTATATTAAATAAAATAAAGGGCTATGCCCTTCCCCATAGAGGGGGTATAAGTAATCTTTTTTTATAATAGTACCTTAATACCCTTCTAACTATAAGTCTCCCCCTTTCCCAGCTAACAATTCTTGTTGTAAAATCATTGGTTAGAATACTAGATATGTTTCCTTATATGATTTAATTAATCAATATTAAACATATTATTTTAAAAGTACATCTAATAGATTAAAACAAAACATTAAATCTAAGATGTCTAGGAGACGATTTAAGATGGGTTAAATATGTTTTAGGTATAAATACTTATCTGGATAGTAAACGTTAGTTTACGGTCATGCTAATGCCCTTAGAATCAATCTAGAATAAAATATACTAATTTATTATGATGTAGATAGAGTATATAGGTTTGATATAATAGTTATTGAAGAGAGAGGAGAGATTATGGTTCCTAGTTTCGAAGAGATATACCAATGGTGGTTGCTTAATGGGAAACCGAATAGAGAGAGAGTTAGGGGTATGGGGAAGGATTACCTTCCAGGCAACTGTACTACGAGTCTAATAGAGAGCTTATTACCTTACTTTGTTAGTTTAAAAGACAAACCTTTAGTTAGCCCTCCGTCAAAAGACGAGCAAAAAGAAACTCAAAGAGTTGGTGATAAGGAAAGGTCTATTGTAGTATGTAGTGATTTCCATATTCCTTTCCATGATGTGGAGGCTCTAAGGGCATTCTTTAATTTCTTATATGAGTATCAACCAGATGAGTTAATTCTTAATGGTAATATAAACGACTGTACTTCGTTTAGTACTCATCCTAGGTTGAGAGACTTAGCTAATGTTTTTAGAACTGGTAGACCCGAAAGGGAAAGATGGTTTGCCATAGCAGAACTACTGAGACAAATATTACCGAACAGTAAGATAGTTTATATCGGTAGTCAATGTCATGAAGGGTGGATAGACCAATGGGTTCAGATGAGTCCCATTCTTGTTGAAGACCACGAGAACTACTCAATACCTGGTTGGTTTAAGTTAGCAGATTTCTTAATAGACTATAAGCCAGAAATCTATGACCCTATCGGTAACAAGGAACTAATAATAACCCATGGGACTATTGCCAGGGCTAAAGGAGGAAGTAGTGGATACGCTACAATGGATGCTGAAGGTACCTCTGTTATAGTTGGTCATACCCATAGGTTAGCACAAGTTTTCAAGACTACCTCTAGAGGAGAGACGGTAGCGGTAGAATGTGGATGTTTGTGTGACAGGACCCCTTGGTACCATCTTAAAGGTAAAAGGTTAATGATGGATTGGCAACAAGGTTTTGTTCTTTTAAATATTAAGGGTAATTCTTTTTCAACTCAATGTGTACCGATAATAAGGGATGGCAATAATAAGCCTTACTTCTGGGTTGGCAAAGAGCTCTACAAGTAGAGCCCAGGGAAATAATAATTAAACAAGTTGACGGTAAAAGGTAGGCAAGAATGTCTCCTCCTTTCTCTTTCTATCCTTTTTGGTAGTGCCTTAGGTCTGCCTACCTGCCTATGGCGCACATGTACGGAGACAACAAGTGTTATATTCAGAATGCGATGAGCAACAACAAAAGTTTATAGATAAGTATTTAACAACTTTAGACCCTACGGTCTCGGCTATAGAAGGCGGTTATGATAGGAAGAACGCAAATAGAATTGGTTTACAATTGCTGAGCGATGAGGGGATAAAGGAAGCTATAAAAGAGCGCAGAGGACAATTAAACACAATGTATGAGGATATAGAATTCGAGAAGGAAGACCTCATGCGAGTATACTGGGATATGTTTAATGATGCTAAGCGCAAAGGTAAACTAGCAGATGCTAGGGCTATATTATCCGATATAGCTCGCTATAACGGAGTAGCCCCAGACGAGGTTAAAAAAGAAATAGCTATTCTACAATTTAACCTTGATGGTGACAAGATTTAAAAAGAAGTGTAACGAGGAGTAGCATAGCTACCAATCCTCGGTGGTGAATTGCGCAATAGTAACCACCCACAGTTTGTGAGATAGTTCTGGCGGTTGTGTAAAAACTATCTACCCTTTATGGGGTTGTAGAGGAGAGACAATGGAAAAGATAAAACACATAATATACTATACATTTGTTCTAGTACCTTTGTTTTATATATGTGGTTTATCCGTAATAATCATTGATAACATGCGGATTCATAATTGCCAATTTGCTGTTAAAAGGTTTAAAAAAAAGAAACCAGAGATTGACAAGAATAAGTTCGATAAACTAATGAAGAGGCTGACTAAGTAATGGGTTATAAATACGAATTACTACCAGCACAAAAAGAATTTCTAGAACTCGGAGACCATGATTCTGATATAGACGTAGCTCTTTATCAAGGTGGTTTCGGTAGCGGTAAAACTTACTCTGGGAGTTTATTAGGTATTATCCAAGCTCTTAAGTATCCTGGCATAAAGGGATTGGTCGGTGCTCAAACTCTTATCCTTGTTAGAGACACTACTTTAGTAAGTTACTTTGAACACCTAGACCGCATGGGATTGCAAGCTGGTGTAGATTATAATTACCTAAAAGCAGAGAGCAAGATAGTATTCAGTAATAAGAGCGAAATTTTATTCCGTCATCTAGAGGAGCCAGACAAACTTAAATCTTTAAACCTGGGCTTCGTCGAATTAGAAGAGATGAGCGATATCCCTCGTAGCACGTTCGATATGCTACTAGGTCGTCTGAGACAAGAGAGAAAACCTAACTGGGGTCCTAACTTTAAATACAGATTGTTTGGCCATACTAACCCCCAGGAAACTAAGGGTTGGATATATGAATACTTTGTAGAAAATAAACCAGCTAACTACCGTAGGATAATTGCTCCTACAACAGAAAACGCTAAGAACCTTCCTAAAGGTTTCATAGAATCAATGAAGGAGCGATACAGTGAAGAATATTTCAAACGCAATGTTCTCGGTGAAGATATGGATTTTGTTAGCGGTTTGGCTACTAAAGGTTTTAATAGAGCTGATAATCTTTCCGAGGATATCAAAATAGACAAGAGTAAACCTCTGTATATAACATGTGACTTTAACACAGACCCTATGTGCTGGTTCATAGTTCAACACTATAACGGCAATATCTATATACTTTACGAACTTGTGGAGAACTATACGGATACTCTCCATATGACTGGTATACTCGGAGAATTACTTATAGACAATGGTTATAAAGACCATCACATCATTATAACTGGTGACGCTTCTGGCAGATACGAGAAGACTACTGGAAGTGATTTTACAATAATGAAAGCAGAACTTGCCAGGATGGGTTTTAGCAATTTCCATTTTGACGTAGGCAAGATAAACCCTCCGATAACATATCGTTATAACTGCTGGAATAGAATGATGAGAGATGAGCATGGTAAACCCCATATCTTTATTCATCCAGATTGCAAGTATCTAATCTAT